ACACCAGTGTTTTCTGCTATATGAAACACTCTACCCTGAGCAGAATATGCATATCCTTCCAGAGCAACCTGATCACAACCTATGACGGTTTCGAGTGCCCAATCTGCAATCGACTCATACCTCTCCATCTCCATATTCCAATCAATAAAACGCTCACCGAATATGTTTCCATAATTCTTTTCAGTGTATTTCTTTATGTCTGTAAGGAAATAGAATGTGCAGTTGTCGTAGGTAAATTGCTCACCACCATCCCCGTTGAAAACACATATGGATGGTCCATTCAGTGAGTAATCTATTCCTGCGATGAGCATACAGTAACTCCATAAAAACACACGCGGGCGCTTGTACGCAAAATGAGTTTTTTGCTAAAACCACTTTATGTGAAGTTAAAGGGTTTTCATTTTGGTATGTTTAAGCGATCAAAGTCCCGCGTGTGCTCAGTATTTATATGAAAACCCCCGCTTTCGCGGGGGTATTTCTGATTATTTCTTATTCCAAGGCAACTTGGAACTGATTAGGTTCCAAACTGGCTGCCCGAACACCGCACCAGCGATGAAGAGCAATACGGAATAACAAACTGTACCTACTGTAGATGAAAAGAAATTACTAAAGTCCATAATAGACCTCCTTGTTAGTATTTATGCGTTGAGAGCGTTAAGAGCATTATCAATCTTGGTTTGTTGTCCAATTATCTTGGCGCCAATAAACTTACAACATACCTTTACATTTGGGTCTTTCTCCCAAAGTGCGGTCTTATCAAGAATATCGACCAAAAACGACAAAGCATTATCTACATTTATATCTGGATTGATTTCAAGTGTGATTGGTTCCAATTTATCCATTTGCTTTTCTCTTTTCTTGTAAAAGTTTAATATCTTTGTTCTTAGTTCCACCATCATATGACCAAGCATATCCCTTTTCCACAAGTAAAGTATTTAGACACACACCAGCATCGTTCCTGATCTCTCCAAGCATTCTGCCATACTTATCGTCTTTGGTGGTCTTTATAGTCAAATTCTTGTTGCTGCTTAACCAATTTTCAACAAAAGCCTTTGCTTCGTTTGCCATCTTTCTCTCGACTTCATCTTTGGCAGTCATTTCTGGTGTGTCCACTCCAGAAATACGAATTCTCTGGATTGTGAACATATAGAAACCGACATCAAGCGTCAGATCGACAGTATCACCATCCACTACTTTAGAAACATTACTAATTCTGTATTCGTACATATATTCTCCTTTAGTTTGTAAGATCAACCAGTTCACATCCATCCGCGCTACATGCCATGGTCTGTGAACTCTTGGTCGTGTCATTCTTCTCGTAATTCTTCAGGATGCTCCAATCAACATCTTTTGGCATCTTCTCAAGAGCAGCAAGGTATTGTTCCTTGGTGCATTCCTGATATGGTGCTTGCTGATATGAGTGATCGGAATGTGGTAGGAACGAGATGCCGCTGATCTCATCAAAGTGATCATAGACCCAAGAACCTACTTGCATCCATTCGTGATCCTTTACAGTCACGGTGATTGATGGCTTGTGCTCGCACCAGTTGCGCTGATACTTCAACCACAATTCAAGATGCTCTATTGCTGTCATATCATTTCTAGTGATGGAACCTTCTGCTTTCATAGGGAACGAGAACACCATAGTATGATCTGGTTTCATAACACAAGGTTCAGCGGGGAAACCAAGATCAATCATCATCTGACACAGTGGATCCTTGCGATCTGCACGGACAGTTCTGATGTAATATTCACTGTGACGAGCGTGGATGCCTGACGCAGCATCTGTCAACTGAGATACTGTTCCCGATGGCTTGACGCAGGTGATTGCGGCCGCTTGATTGATCTTCAATCTCTTCGACCAATCCTTATTTGTGTCGATTGCCACTTGCTTCAGACCCTGCAAGAACATATCGGAAGGATTTTGCATAATCTTATTGTCAACAATTCCCGTCAGAGAGACACCAAGCAGTGCTTCCTCTTCGCAGTTCTTCTTCCAATCGCTAGTAAGATAGGGGAAGTTGGTGAGAGATGCTTGCCATGTTCCTAGAATGGATGCTAGACGGATCTTTCGCTTCAGAGATTCCTCTGTGTCATCTGAACGGATTATAACTTCAGTAAGGTTGCAAAATTCACGGTCGCGTAGAATAATCTCACTGCAAGGATTTGTACCAAACTCATAAGACGAATCTCTGCGATCTCCCAACTTGGAAACAGTTCTACGACAAGCATCACGGTTGAAAATGCCGCGTTCTCCACTCTTGCTCTTATAGAGTGACAACCATTCTTCAATAAAGACACCAATTTCTGGTTTCTCCTTGTATGCTACGCTGTTGTTTGCGAGTGCTCGCTGCGGATTGTCAGTCCACCACGCGCCAGTCTTAGCATCACGCATTCTTTCATCGGTGAGATTCGATAGGCTAATAAGAGCAGATCTACGCACTCCTCCGACCACGACAATCTCTGCAATCTTACAGACAATATCGTGGCACTCAATAGATGTGAGTTTCCTGCCGGCGGCTCTTCGGAAAGTATCACTGGTGAATCGGAAAAGATCTTCGAGAGGTTTAGGACCCGATGCTCTTCCACCGAATGTCTTGAGGCGCGCGCCAGAAGGACGAACCTTTGAGATGTCCCATCTTGGAACTTGACCTCCAATAAGCAGGGAGATAAGTTCTTTATAAGCCTTAGCCCAACCAGCCTTACTGTCTTGGACAACGATGATTGTATCTGAGTCAGTAAAGTGTTCAGCGATTGTAGGAAGTTTCTCGACATATTGACGCTCCACACTAAAACCTACACCTGTACCACACATCAGGATGTAGAGGATTTCATCGAATGCTCTTACACGATTTACAGCCACATATGAGCAGTTGTAGCCAGCAGTGTTGTCCCTTTCCAGTGCTTCTCCTGCTGTCATCAAAGCACGCATACTTGGCATGATCTCAAGATTGAGAACTGCTTGCTCAAGTTCATTTCTTAGATCACCCGATAGTATAAATTTTTGATTATCCTTGAGGTGTGCCTCGAAGAAATCGAAATAACGCTTCACTGTCTCTTCCCAAGTTTCTCTTCTATTCACCTTTTCAAGCCATCTTGAATAACGGGAAAGGTGAATGAAATCTTGGTAAAGTGTAGGTAAACTCATAATAACTCCTTTGATGAATATCATACCACAACCGATTGTGTTGTCAACTGCTTTTGTGCTTGATATGTAGTGGTTAGAAAGTGCCGCCGTCGAGGTTGTCGTTCACCCCACCTCCACCGCCGCCAGTTCCAAGAGCAGTGACAGTTATGTTGTTTTTATTTACATCTACAGTAAAACCATCTGCAAAGTTTATATTGCGAAGGTTCTTTACTATCTTCTGTCCATCCTTGAATACAGAAACATTACCACCACCACCGCTTTGAGTGGTATGTGCGGAACTCAACTTATCCTCTATGAACTTTGTCTCTAACTTTAGTTCCTTTGTTTCCTTGTCGTAGAGGAGTGGAAACGATGCTTCTAGTATCGCGTCTTTGCCAGCAGGTCCAGCAGGTCCAACCGCACCCGCTGGCCCCATAGGACCGATCTCGCCACGAGAACCCACAGGACCTTGAATACCTTGTTCGCCGCGTTCGCCCCTCTCTCCGCGGTCACCACGATCTCCCTTTGCTCCTTGTGGTCCAACTGCACCTTCAGGGCCTCTCTTTCCTTGCGGGCCAGGTATTCCCTGATCTCCTTTCTCGCCAGCGACACCCTGAGGTCCGATTGGACCCCGTTCTCCCCCAATTCCTTGTGGGCCTTGGGGACCGATTTCTCCGCGTTGTCCTTGCTCACCTCGGTCTCCCTTCTCCCCCTTATTGCCTTGGGGGCCTGGTTCGCCTTTGTCACCCTTTTCCCCTTGCGGGCCAGCAACACCGTCGAGTCCATTCTGACCAGGATCACCTTTATCTCCCTTCTCACCCTTTGCGCCTTGAGATCCTTCTGGTCCCATCATTCCACGAGGACCAGTTTCTCCCTTTTCGCCTTTCTCACCTCTTTGTCCAGAAATGCTTTTTACGATTGGTTGTTCTGTTATAACAACTTTATTTTCTTTATTATCCACTACCGTAAGTGGAATGTCGGCATCTCTTGCTTCCATAAGAGCATCTATGATGCTCTGCTTCTTATCCACACCACCTATGATCTTTACACATCTATTGTTCTTTTCATCCAAGAAATGAAATTCACCCTGACCACGCAGTTTTATTCTATAGACGGGAAATTCATTTGCCAGTTCTGCTGTGCAATATGCTAATACCGTTCCTTCTTCTAGATCGCCAATAGTATGGGTGGTGGTGAATTCGTCACCATAACGAACCAAACCACGCCGCAAAGGAATATCAGTACCACCGTATTTTCTGGACATATACTGTTATTTATGTTATTAGTTGCTCCCAACAAACGGGATAAAGAGGACGAATTATCTCTCCAATTGCGTCAGCATACCTCTGAACCTCCCACTGCGCGTGAGCGTCTGTACGCTGCTTATACACGCGGGCAAACGCAGATAGAGATCCTGTCCACCACCACTCTGTATAGGTTGATTGGGGTAGAATGCTTCTGGCCTGCTCTGGTGCAACTCCAGATGCCAATAGTCCATTATATACCTCTACGCACTTCTCTGCCGTTTCTCGGAAGCCGTTCATCATAAGAACGGATGGTTCCGTGACAAATCCGCTGCTTCCCTGTTTGGCTCCGTCCACAGGAGCGTTTCGCCATATTGGAGTGTAGAACTGGGGTTCCTCCATGACATATCTGCGAGACACTTCGTTCTCCACAAACCCTACCTTGTGCTTGAAAAGTTGGGTTCTGACGAATATCGGTGCTTTGATACGCAGGGTGATCTGCGGGTGAGCGAATGGTGTCCAGTGATTGTGCTTTGCCAAGTAACGAATCAACTTGGTGTCTTTGTCTGACAGTTTTCGTTCTCTTGCACCTGTCCAGTTTGGATCACTGTCCCAATCACTTTCCTTGTTGAAGGAAACCCTTGCCGCATTTGCCACGGTAAGATCACTTCCCATATGATCGAGATACTCAACATGACCATGATCCAATACCTTTATACTTTTTTCCATACCGATAATCTCAATTCTGCGCTCAATCCGCTATAGATGTTTTCGTTAATTGTCTCAAGGATCTCTCTGTGAGACACACCAGATCTGACCATATCGTTCACATCCTTCTGTGTTATATTGTCTGGCCAGATACACACGCTATGATTATTTCTAATCAACTTCTCATATTGCTTGATGACTTCTCTATTTCTTGGTTCGTTGTCCAACACAAAGATTGGTCTTGTGACGGCGGGATCCAAATCGTGGTTCATACCCAGAATGGCGATGCAATTCGGTAGGAACATAGAGTCGATAGGACCTTCAACGACATATGTGTTTTCGTCCAACTTCGTCCTATCAATACCATAGCACAGATATTGCTGATCTGGATTGAACTTGATCGTGATGTATTTTACTTCGCTAGGATAGATCGCTCTACCCTGAAATCCAACAAGATTTCCGTCTATGTCTCGGATAGGTATGATCAGCCTGGGTTCTTGACCAACTTGCTTCTCAGGATCAAACTTACGGACGAATTCAGAAAAGTTCTCTGCATAGAATAGATCGCTGTGAAAATCGCTCGGGATCTTTCTAGAAAGGACATACTCCTTGCACTCGTGGTCGTTGGGCAATTCCACCACCGAAGGTAGATCAATTCTCTTTCCTTCGAAGGTAGGTTGCTCAAATTTGAATTCAGGCTTTGTATAATTTGAATGTCCATTCTCACCCTTCTTCCACCGTTCAAGTGCATATTCTCTGCACAGTGCAGGAGATACTTGCTCCAGAAACTTATATAGAGTTGTGCTTATACCACAATTGTGGCAACGATAGAAAATATTGTTTCCCTTTTGATAGAAGTAGCCTCTTGCTCTGTTCTTGTTCTTCTGCGAATCACCGCAGATAGGACAACGACAGTTTGCAAGATTGTCCTTCTTCCACGCGAACTTGTCGAGTGAAGAGGAAACCATAGACAGAAATTTCTTGTCAGTTATTATTGACATACATCTTAGCGTCGGGGAATGCCCGATTCGCCCATTCCTTCCACTCTGGAAGATCTTCTTCTCTTACGAATGGCAACGATGCCATTCTCTCTTCGAGGCTACGGGTGTCGTTGTCCAAGATACGCTGCACGGGGTGATACTCCACATTAAATGTTCCAGTCATTTACATTACCTTTCTTCTTGAATTTCTTGATTATGTTTTCTCCATGGCCAGAGGAACCTACATCGCCCTCTTCACCAGTTCCTACCAGATCCTCCTGTTCGGAAGGATCCACATTATGCAATTTCATCTTTGCACGGTTGATGCCTACCACGAACTTACGGTTCTTAGTGAGTTCGTTGTATCTGTTCTTCAGTTGCTTGACTATGATCTGGTTCTTCTGATCAAGTTCATCGGTTCCGATCAGGGCAAACATAAGATCAGCAGTGGCAGGAAGACCAAACGACTCTGAGGTGTTCTCAAGTCCGATGTCCGTATTGTTGTGACCAGATCGGTTCACCTGTGTCGCTGTGAACACAGGAACATTCCTTTCGATGGCAAGACCACGCAACTCCTCTGCTATTGCCTTGATGACGCTATATGAACTCATCGTTGCGGATGCCTTGACACGGGCGGATGAACAGATGTTCAGATAGTCGATGAAGATGATGTCTGGTTTGAACTTCTTCTTGAGCAACAACTCGTCAAGAAGATGACGGAAGTGATTGACATGGGCAGTGGCAGTAGGATACTCCTTGATGATGAGTTGTCCCGTCACTCCCTTGGTCGCATTATAGAGTTTCTTACCATACATCTGCTTCGTCAGATGCTTCATATCGTCAAGAGTGGTGTCCATAATATTGGCATCAATTCTCTCCGCGATGCGCTCTTCCGACATCTCGCAAGTGATGTAGAGGACATTCTTGTTCTGCATCAGGCAGTTTGCAGCATGATGGCAAAGAAATAGCGACTTACCTACACCAGTTCCTGCGATGACTACATTCAGCGTCTTTTGTGGGACGCCACCATTCGTGATGGTGTTGAAAAACTCGATGTCGAAGGGAATCTTCTGCTCGACCTTGTGATAGTAGTCGTATCTCTTCTCTGCATCCTTGAGAAAGTCGTGACCGATATTCGTGTCAAAGGATACGGATAGGGCTTCAGAAAGTATCGACGGTAGTGATGTAGGTGTTTTTGTCTTGCTCTTTCCTTCGATGATCTGAATGGATTCCAGAACGGCGTTGTAGAGAGCACGCTCCTTACAGAACTTTTCAGTTTCATCCACCAGCCAATCTTCGTCTTCGTTGGTGCATACGAGATCCCCAACAAGTTGCTGAGATTTCTCATATTCTCCTTGGGACAAGTCCTTGTCATTTTGCAGGGAAATGACGAGCGCATCTTTGTTCGGTAGTTTGTTGTAGGAATTGATGTAATCATATATCTTTGCAAATACCTTTCTTTCGCTGTTCTCTGAAAAATATTCTTCCTTGATGAAGGGCAAAACTCTGCGAGAATATCCTTCGTTAAATACGAGTCCCTGAAGAATTACCTTCTGAATAGTTGTGTTCATCATTCCTCATCATTATCAATCTTTTCCAGTTCTGCCATGATCTCCGCATCGGTGGTAAGAATGTCTCCATTAGAAATCGCATACTTATTTTTTACGAAATCGCTGAAGGTCTTATCTGTAAGAATCGGGAGCCAAAATTCCTTACTGTCTGTTTCCTTGATACGCCACTTTGTATCTTCACCCTTTCGCGCATACCAACCGTTCGATGGCTTGACGACATGACCAGATTCCAGAGCAATATCAAGCAAACCACTCCAACGACTGATTCCACCTTCAAAAGATACATTTACTGGGATCTTTGACTTCTCCTTCACATAACGCGACTTCTCGACATTAATGATGAAGTTGTAGCCAGTTAGTTCAGTTCCATCCTTCTCCTGCTGACGACCAAGGATGAAGATGTTGTCCGCAGAGTAGTACGAACCAGTTCCACCACCAACGATGTCCTTGGGATACATTCCGATTTCCTTATAGGTATGGTTGACCACCACCATAGGAATGTCCTTGAGGTTGAGATGTGGTGTGATCATACGGAACAAGGACTTCATCTGCTTCGCACGGGACATATCGGCAACCGACTTACCTTCCATAGCATCCTCCACTTCCTTCTTGGAAGCAAGATTACCGATGGAGTCGATGATGACCATAAGGTGTTCACCGCGCTCGACGCTATTCAGTTGCTGCATAATGTCGAACTTGAGTTCCTCCACATCCTTGATTGGGGTATGAAGAACACGATCTTGGTCGATTCCAAATGTCTCGAAATATCCCTGCGGAGTACCGAATTCCGAATCGTAGAACAGAAGAGCCGCGTCTGGATACTTGTCGAGATATGACTTTGCCATCAACAGAGAGAAAGCGGTCTTGAAATGCTTGCTTGGTCCTGCCCACATCGTGATGCCAGGAATAAAACCACCATCAAGACGACCAGATAATGCCACATTGATGACAGGGATGCTGGTCGGAATCATATCCTTCTTTATGAAGAACTTGGATTGTGAAAGAACCGACGAGTCCTTGATCGTACTGTTTTTCTTGATCTTATCTAAAATTCCCATTCTTCAAATCCTTTATAATATCGAGTGTTCTCTGCTTTATGTCCTTATAGAAATCTGCTTCACGCAAGTAGAATTCATAAGTATCAATACTTCCATTTTTCATCTTGGACAATTCTTTAATCGTCACGACAGCATCTTCGTGCTTTTGCTCAAGAAGAGGAAGAATTTTCTCAAAATAATCAACATCAATTTTAATACTCATTCGAACAACGACTCCAGTGTATTTGTTTTTTCACATTTCCAACCTATGGCGTTGGTAATAGTGACTAGAGGTTCGAGGAATGTCTTCTCGAACTGTCTATTATAATCTACAAACCTCTCAAGATCAAGTTCCTTCGGGATAGATCCGAAGAAAGACACTACCTGATCTCCAATCGGATTAGGCACCTTTAGGTAGACATACTTCACCTTCTCGCCGTCCTTAATCAACTGATATTTCTTCAGAAGTTTGCGGGATTTTATGGCGTGATTGTAGAGCAGAGATCCCTTGACATGAATAGGTGTTGACTTTCGATAGATGGTGGTAGTATCGGCATATTCAGTCATACCCTTGCAACTGCTGTTTCTTGCCACCTTCTCTGGTTTCATCTTGTTGAATTCATTCCTGAACTTATCGACATACGAAATCAGAGCATCCTCATCGGATGTCATAAGAATGTAAATAGCATCCTTGAGTGCCACACGAACGACCTGCGGTGTAGATGATCTAGTCGTTTCGATGCCCATGATCTTCAATTCTGGCACATCAAGAAGAACATCATCCTCACCCATATACACATTCAACATATAACGCTTCTTGGCAGTCCAGATCCCCTTGTTGCAGATCGACTCGCGCTTCATATTCATCTTCTGTGCATACGCATTCATCATATCCGAAAGTTCCTGATACTTCTTGTTGATGAATGAACCTATCGTTGTTCTGCACGCTTTGTCTAGGAATATGACTATCTTCTTCGTATCCGTGCAGTCGGGAAGAACCTTGCTTACGAGTTCATCCAACTTGATGTAAACGGAGTCAGTATCGCTGGCAATAATGTAGTCAACATCGTTGGTAGAGCAGGTCTTGTTTAGGAACTGATTTAGATACATTTCTATCCAACGAATGGACAATTGTCCAGAGATGGTGATTGCTTCGGCAAGATCAAGATCGTAATAACGGAAATACTGATTACCTACAGCACCGAATGCCGAGTTCAACTGGATCTTTCGAACAAGTTGAAAGTTGTGGTATTTCGCTACATCCAGATTGAGTTGTGTCTTCTCTTGCTCTGTCAGATCCTTTCGCTCCTTGAGTTGGCGCTTGCACTCAAGCATCTTCTTCTTGTACATCTTTCGCTCTTCGTACATCTTCTCCATCAGCGTGGGGAGAAATCCCTTCCTGTCCTTGCGGAAGGCTACACCGTTTGCAGCAATCGAATAATCATCCTGCTTGGCATTTCGCAGATAGTCGGCAGGATCCGTGAATGTCTTTACTGCTTCTCCACGAACCATACGAAGAACCGAATCTGGAGAAAGAGAAGTGCGGAAGTATGCAGGGTTCTTCACCTTGGTTTCTGGCGAGATGTTATACTGCATAATCAAGTGAGGATACAGCGAATCCAAATCGAAGGATGCAATCCACTTGTGCATACCTGTCTGTGGATCCTTGACATAACCACCAGCAAACTGCTCTTCCTTCTCCTCCACGATCTTCTGTGGGATCACGATTCCCTGATCCGACAAGAAGTGGTAAATAATGGCATCCCAAGTTCGGACTTGCGAGAATACATCGGAAAGGTTTACCTTCGCGTTGTATGCAAGAGCGACTGCAAGTTCAAGAAGTCGAAGTTTGTTCTCCAACTTGACTACGAGTTCCACATCAATATAGTTGTACTTGACGAACTTCGCAAAGTCCTTCTTGTAGAACTCCTGAAGGTTGGAATAATCCTCATAGGAAATCTTGTTCTCACCCAACTCGACGGATGCGATGTGGTCGAGACGATACGATTCTCTAGTAACGAATGTGAACTTGCGATAGAGATCGAAGTAGTCCAGAGCGGCAATACCAACCAGATCATACACCGTATAGTCGTTCTGCTTGACCTGCACCACTCTGGTCTTGATTGCTTCCCACGGAGACAAACGCTTGGATTCTCCTTCACCAAGCATCTTCTCTATCCGACAGACGAGATACGGAATGTCGTAGAACTGAATGTTCCAACCAGTGACGACATCAATATCTTCGTCTCTCCAAATAGAGATAAACGCTTCGAGGAGTTCCCTCTCGTCGTCATAATCAATCACAGTGTGGTTTTCATTTTCCTTGTTCGCTTGACCAAGGCAAAGAGTGATCGTCTTGTCTCGGTTTTCCTGCACGAAACGCATCGTGATCACATTTACTCTCTGATCGCATTTCTCAATACTCGGAAACCCATCTTCACATTCGACTTCGATGTCCAAGTAGCACACCTTCAGCGCCGATTGATCGTACTGAATTTCGCCAGGAAACTGATCGTGAATGAATGTATAGGTGAAGTCCGTGTTGCCATAGATCTCTATACCATCGACACCTTCGTACTCCTTTATGAAATCTCGACAGTCGCGTATCGAACCGAAGTCGATGCGATCAACGAACTTGCCATCAAGAGTTCTGTGTTCCGTCTTTTTCTCAGATGGCCAGAAGAGATATGGATTGTAGTTC